ACAACTGGAATGGAAATTATGATCAGATAGAAAAAGATTCTTTTAAAAACTTTTATGGCTTTAATTACGATCATGATACAAAAAAGGTAATGAACTATAAGTTTATCAAAATAAGCTTTGATACATATGGAGATATGAAAAAGTGTATTTCAGCAGTCACGTCATTTTACAAGTATAATCTAAAACATATTGATGAAGGTAAAATATGTTATGGTTTTAAGGGGGGCGAACCTAAGTTGGAAACAGCTGATTCTAAATATATCAATTGGTTTCATCAGTCACATAATTGCGATTGTGACAGTAACATGTATGAAGCTAAGATTCACCCAATGCTCCGTTTCCTACATTCTAAAGAGATAAAATCTTGTGGATGGGTATCTGTAAAAGCTAAAAAGGATCGTTGGATTGATGATGATAGTAAGTCATTTAATGTTGATATTGAAATTAATAATCTTAAGATAAAAGATATTGAACCATATGAAAGTGAAACAATCCCAGGGTTTATTACAGCATCGTTTGATATTGAATGTGATTCATCTCATGGAGATTTTCCAGATCCAGTAAAAGACTTTAAAAAAGTTGCTATCGATATTCACGAATCATATTTTAGAAATTCAATTAATTTGAGTCCTGTTCCTATAAAATGTAAGTTCTTTAAAAATTGTTTGACAGACTGTTTTAAAGAAGGCTCTAATGATGTTCAAAATATCTATACAATTAATGGTAATTATTCTCAAAAAAGCTTTGATAGTGTCATTGAGAAAATAAATAATCAAAAATTCTTTGATGACCTTGATAATTCTAAAGAATCATCAAAAACACGTGAATCAATCATTGAAAAGATGACTAAAATATTCAATGGATTTGAAAATGATAAAGGTGAAAATATAGAAATAAAAGGTGACCCAATCATTCAAATTGGAAGTGTGTTTCATCGTTTTGGAGAAGTATCATGTTTTGAACGTGTGATGGTTATTATTGGAAATGAAGATAAACCCGATGAAAAAATATGTGATGATATTCCTGGAGTTAGAATCATTGAGTGTCGCAATGAAACAGAGCTTTTGCTAAAATGGAAAGATGTCATATTACATTATAATCCAGATTTAATTACAGGATATAATATCTTTGGTTTTGATTTTGATTACATTAACAAGAGGATTGACTATCTATTCCCATGTTGTGGTAAATGTAAAAAGACTAAAACATTTTCAAGTTGTGATAAAGATTGTCCTAAAAATGACTTTTACAGACTTGGGCGTTTAATGAGAAATAGAGATTCTGATCTTGTAAATAAAGAGGAATTAGAACGTATTCAAAGTAAGGACGAAACAATTACAACGATGAAGTCACTTCGTGGTTATAACAATCATTGGGAAAAAAAGTGTAAGGTTCAGTCAAAACAACTAAGTTCATCTGGCCTTGGTGATAATGTTCTTAAATATATTTCTATGGATGGTCGTATTGTATTTGATATTCAAAAAGAGATTCAAAAAGGTCATGCTCTAGAATCATATAAGTTGGATGATGTATCTGCTCATTTTATGAAGGGGAAGATTAAAAAAGTTAAAACTGCTAAGAGAGATGGAAAATTTGGTGTAAATATGAATGTTAGTAGTGTAGGTAATCTTAAGGTTGGTGATTATATAACTATCAATCTTAATACAAAATTTGGAACATTTAAGTTTCTTAATGGTAAGAAATTTAAGGTGGAGCTCTTAGATGTAGAAGATAAAAATATTTACATATATGAAACAAAAGTTGGATGTGTAAATAAAAAGTATAAAGATTCACTTATTTCATATGAGTGGTGTTTAGCTAAGGATGATATATCTCCACAGCAAATTTTCGATAAGCATAAGTATGGTGGTAGTAAAGGTCGTGCAGAAGTTGCCAAGTATTGTATTATGGATTGTGAACTTTGTATTCATTTACTATTACAATTGGATATGATTCCAAATAATATTGGTATGGCGTCTGTATCATGGGTTCCAATATCATATATTTTCCTTCGTGGTCAAGGTATCAAAATTAATTCAATTATTACTAAGGTATGTTCTGAAGAAAAAACACGTATTCCTACATTGGTGGGTTTTAAAGATGGTCAAAGTGATGATGGTTTTGAAGGAGCGATTGTTTTGGAGCCTAAACCCGGAATATATTCGGATGATCCTGTAAGTGTTTTGGATTATGCTTCACTTTATCCTTCATCTATTATAGAAAAGAATTTATCACATGAAACATTTGTTGGAACTGAAGAAGATATTAAAAACAATCCTGATCTTATAAAGGTAATTGAATATAATGGAGGGTTTGATAACTTCTGGGCAATTGAATATGATGATTATATATATGAGCAAAGGGGTAAAACAGTCCATAAGAAAAAAGCAGATACCAAAACAAAATGTTATTTCTTGAAAAATAAGCGTAATGAAGATGATGTGATTATAAAAGAATCAATGGCTATTATTCCAAAAGTATTACAAAAATTCCTTGATGCGAGAAAATCTACGCGTGAAAAGATTAAACTTACAAAAGATGAAAATAAAAAGAAGGTTTTGGATGGTTTTCAGTTAGCATATAAAGTTACAGCAAACTCTGTTTATGGTCAAATGGGTGCTAAAACAAGTCCAGTATTCTTTAAGAAGATAGCAGCATGTACAACAGCGATTGGTAGGCAAAGGATAGATGATGCTAGCCTTGGTGTTAAAAGATGGGCTAAAGAAGCAGGATATGATGAACCAGATATTGTTTACGGAGATACAGATTCTGTGTTTGTAAAATTCTCTAGAAAAGATAAAGATACTGGTAAAATACTCGAAGGTAAAGAGGCAGTTCGTTATTGTATTGATTGTGGTGTTAAAGCAGGTGAGTGGGTAACAAAAAATATGTTACATCATCCACAAGACCTTGAATATGAAAAAACATTTTATCCATTCATTCTTATATCAAAAAAGAGATATACAGGGGATAAATATGAATTAGACCATGAAAAACCTAAAGAAAGAACTTCTATGGGTATTGTAATGAAGAGAAGGGATAATGCTCCTATATGTAAGTATGTATTTGGAAATGTAATTGAAATTATTATGAATAAACGTAGTGTAGACTTAGCGATTGAATGGTTGAGAAAAACACTTCAAGAAATTAAAGATGGTAAAATGGATAAAAGTTACTTTATCATATCAAAATCTTTGAGAGGGTTTTACAAAAATCCTGCAGGTGTCGCACATAAGGTTCTTGCAGATAGAATGGCAGAGAGAAATCCAGGTAACAAACCAAAGCCAAATGATCGTATCCCATATGCTTATATAAAACTCAAAGATAGCGATCTATATGATTATAATAACCTTTACAAGAGTGGTGCTAAAAAAGGTAAGCCAAAACCTAAAAAGATACTCCAAGGTAATCGTATTGAGCACCCAGATTACATTCAAGAAAAAAGTTTAAAACTAGATTACGATTTCTATATCTCTAATCAGATAATGAATCCAGTAAAGCAAGTCCTTGATTTAGAGAAAGATGAAAATGAAACAAAAGCATTCTTTTCTCAATTTATCGGATCTATATAATATCTTCTTGTAAAGTTATTTCATTAATATTTTTTTCTTTTATATTATAATATTATAAAAATGGGTGGTGGAATAATGCAATTGGTAGCCTATGGAGCACAAGATATTTATTTAACGGGAAACCCACAAATTACATTTTTCAAAGTTGTTTACAGAAGACATACTAATTTTTCTATGGAAACAATCAAACAAAATATCAGTGGTCAGTCTTTTATAGGCATTGATAATGTAAACAATAAAGCAACTGTAACCATTTCTAGAAATGGTGACTTAGTTACGGGTGTTTTTGTTTTAGCAAAACAAAGGGATTCTAATAATACTGTTGGTTTGTGTGGCGATAGCATCGTAGAGGATGTGGAAATAGAGATAGGTGGTCAGAGGGTTGATAAGCATTTTAAAGAATGGAATCAAATATGGAGTGAACTAACAACATCTGTTTCAAAAACAGATGGATATAAGTATATGTCTGGTTCTTTTAATAATAATTTAATTACTGGAGGAGATACAAAACAGGATATGATCCGTTATCCCTTAAACTTTTGGTTTTGTCGTAATCCTGGTTTAGCATTACCGTTAATAGCTCTTCAATATCATGAGATACAAATGAAATTTACATGGGGAGTTGGTATTTATAATAGTTCTAAAAATGATAATTTAACAAGAACAAGTCAAAGCCTTACATCACAACACGCTGTAGAAGTGTGGTGTGATTATGTCTATCTTGATACAGATGAAAGACGTCGTTTTTCTCAAGTTTCCCATGAATACTTAATTGAACAACTACAAATACAAAAAGAAAAAGATGTTTCTTCTGAGTCTTTTAAATTAAACTTAGAACATCCTATTAAAGAAATTATATGGACAACACCGACAGATAGACCTATGACAGATCACAAGATAAAATTTTCAATTAATGGTCATGATAGGTTTTATGAAAGAGACAAAGAATATTTTATGTTAGAACAGCCTTATAAATACCATACATCTATACCAGGATATAATATTAAAGAAAGAGAAGATCCAGTATTATTAAATGAATCAATCTTTAGTAAAGAATATACATTTCAAACTAGGGATGGTGCTTTAGATGTTTTCGGAAATGACGACAATAACAATGTATTTAATAATATAGAAATAGATGATAGAACGAGTAGTTCGAGCACATTAACAACTAATACATCCAAATTTCTTTTTATTAGTGGTGGATCTTCACCAAATCCTTCAATGGATTTTAAAGTTGGAGATATTGTTCGTATCAATTATTTTAAAAGTGAAACATATACTATAGAATCAAATGGCAATACAAATCTAGACCCTATTACGTATTGGTCTGGCACTACCTATGATGATGTAGACGGAGCGGATGTTGACAGTAATCGTCAAATATTATTACATACACCCCATATTAATGGTATAAATGTTAAAAAGAGAAATACTGAAACCATTGTCTTGGATGAAATAGAAGATAGTCCCGTTAATCAGTTAGGTGTAAGAGTTGAATCTTCTGAAAAAAAGGTAGAAAATCATGTCCGTAATTTAACAGTTTTAGAGGTATTTAAAAGTACTACTCTTAAAACAGGAAAAACAGTCTATGAAATAAAGTTTAATGACAGTATTGGTTTAACAACTTTAGCCGGGGTGGATGATAGAGTTAGCTTTGAGATAATAGCACGTGTTCAGAACCCTGTTTCTAGATGTTCGCAACTTAAAAAAGATATCTATGTTTATTCTTTTTCTTTAGAACCTGAAGAACATCAGCCAAGTGGTTCATGTAACTTTTCAAGGATTGATAGTGCGAAGTTATTGTTTAATAAAGCAGCTACAATAAGTAATATATATGCTGTGAATTATAATATTTTGAGAATTATGTCGGGAATGGGGGGATTAGCTTACTCAAGTTAAATATAATTATAATTAATATAGGTATAGTAAATGGGAGGGGGAATATTACAATTAGCCATCAAAGGTAAAATGGACACATACTTGACTGGAAACCCAGAATTTACATTTTTTAAAGCGGTTTATAGAAGATACACAAATTTTTCTATTGAATCAATAAGACAACAAATTACTGAGAAAGGAATGGGTGAAAGACTTATAAAATCAAAATTATCACGTGCTGGAGATTTAATTGGTAAGATGTCTCTTGAAGTTAAATTATATAGAGGAGATGCCCGAAACATAACAGAAGGAGGAACTTATTTAAATTGGGCGAATAATACTGCTCACGCCTTTTTAAAAGAATGTGAATTAAAAATCGGAGGTCAAACAATCGATAAACATACCTCTAAATGGATGGATATATATAATGAAGTTTATGATAAAGATGAACAAGAATGGATTGGATTAAATAAACATCCCGGTAAATTTGGATATTTTAAAAAGGGTAGTCGTAATCAGGATCCACATTATCTAAAACTTTATATACCATTACATTTTTGGTTTTGTGATAATCCTGGGTTATACTTGCCAATAGTAGCCATAACGAAACATGAGGTTGAAATTCATATGTTGATAAGATCAGTTGAAAATTTATTTAATTTAGACGGACAACTCGCGTTTACAAATACAGAACCCGATGTAGAGTTATGGTGTGATTACATCTTTTTAGATGAAGATGAAAAAAGAAAATATATATTAGAAAAAAAAGCATATCTTATACAACAAGTTCAAGTATATGAAAAGGAAATGGAATTAATAAATCCATTAAAATTTTATCATCCTGTAAAACAACTTTTCTGGGTAGTTCAAGACCGGACTGTTAATTCAGAATCTGGTAATGGCTCTTCGGATACAGATGCCCTTTTAAATATTTCGGGACAGTTACAGAATAATAAAAATGATTATTTTAATTATCAAGCAAATGGTCAAGGTAATAAGGAAATGATTTATGCGGTTCCTTCATATGAATCTTTTAGAACAGCAAAATTACGACTAAATGGTATTGATCGTTTTTATGAGAGAGATGCAAGTTATTTTAGACTCTTACAACCTTTAAATAGTGGATTAAAAGTCCCTGGAAAACATATTTATATGTATAGTTTTTCTTTAAATCCTAAAGAGTTTCAGCCAAGTGGTTCATGTAATTTTTCAAGAATAGATGATGCTGATCTTATATTTACAACAAACTATAATTTTGTTAATGAAAGATTATGTGTATATGCTATGAATTATAATGTTTTAGTTGTTTCTTCTGGTATGGCTGGTTTAGTTTATAAATAAACATTTATTTTTTAATTTCATCTCTTAGTTTCTTTATTTCTTCTAAAAAGAACTCTTTCATTTTTTTTCTTTCGGAACGTTCTTCTTCTAGTTTTTCTTCTAATTCTCTTATCTTTTTGTTTGTTTCTTGAGCTCCTTTTACAAGATATGGTGTTAATTTAGAATAATCAATACCAAGGAAACCAGATTTGTCTTTTGTTACAATATATGGGAATAATGGTTTAACATCCTGAGCTATAAATCCTATGTCTTTTTTATCCGTTGATTTTAATCTGTATGTTACAGGTTTTAGTAAATCAATTTTATCATTTATATTATCTTTCAGTGGTAAGATATCTTTTTTAAGGGCTCTGTCAGAAGTTGTTGTCCAACCATAAGCAGAATATCCTCTATATTTTACATAAAAATATCCTTGAACACGAATATACCTTGATGTAGTTGTTCCATAACCATAACCAAAGATAAGTGAATTACTTCCTTTTCTAGAAACAGGATCTATATAAAGATAATAAGAAGCAGATGAAGGTCCTGTTGGACCAGCATTGTATCCAAGACATGTATTATAGTGTCCTGTTGAGAGATAATATCCAGTATAAAAACCAAGACATGTGTTCCTATATCCGGTTGAATTTGTATATCCTGCCCTAGCCCCTATAAATGTGTTTAACTCTCCAGATGTATTACTGTAACCTGATTCAAATCCTATGAATGTATTATGGTCGGCACTTGAATTTGAACTCCTCCCACTGCGATATCCTATATATGTATTACCAGTTATACTTGAACTACTCTTGATATTGTAACCACTGTAATACCCTAGATACATACTTGAATTTGTTCCAGTTATATTAACATTATTAATGCTTGATAGGTTAAGATTTTTATTTGAAGGGACTGTTATACCACCGGACAAATCGGAAGAGAGTGTTCCTGTGAAACTTATACTACCACTTACAGAAAAACTTCCATTGATCCGGACACTTCTAGAAGACATGTTTCCATAGATAAGTGATCCGCTACCTCTCCTTGAATTATCTATATATAATCTATCACTTAAACCTGTTTCATTTGTAGCTGGTCCAACTGTATATCCTATTGAAATATTACGGTGTCCTGTTGTTTGTCTTCCAGCAAAGTATCCAATTGATACATTGTAAGCTCCAGTAGTATTATAAGCTCCGGAAAAACCACCAATCCCAATATTGTAACCACCCGATGTAACTGCTCTTCCCGAATAACTACCAATAAAAACATTATATATTGAAGAACTAATTGCTTTTCCAGAATCATAACCTATGATAGTATTATGGGACCCTGATCTAATTCCTAATAAAGCATTATATCCAATACCTATATTATTATTGAAATTTCTTGTTCCTGCACTTGGACCTCTGCAGGCATTATAACCAATAGCTACATTAGTACTTCCGCTTTGTAGATATCTTAAACACTCGAGACCAATACCTACATTTGACGTTCCAGAAATTTCTCTACCACAATTTGTTCCTATTAAATAATTATAGCTCCCCACACTATTTATACCGCATTCGTAACCTATACCAACCGAATAACTTACAGTTCCATCGTTTGATAAACCTTGTAGGCATTTTCTACCTAAACCTACATTATAATCCCCGGTTATATACCTACAATTTTCGAAACCTATGCCTATATTATTAGTAAAGTTTCCAGTAGAATTATATAAATTATGATAACCAATCCCCAATGAATAAGTTGAATTAGTAGACATTCTTAAATTATCTCTTCCTAAACCTACATTCCCCGTTCCTGTAGTTAAGTAATAAAGGTTGCTAGTTCCAATACCCGTATTATGGTCTCCATTTGTTATATTTTCTAGATTGGAAAATCCAAAAGCAGTGTTAGCTACAGCACCAGATGTAATATCTATATGATTTTGATATGTTCCAAAAAAAGTATTATATACTATATTCGTCTGATTTACATTATGACTATTATTTGTAAGGAATAAATTATAACCAAAACTTGTTCTTCCATCTGAAGGATTTACATCTATATTGTTATCTTGTAATGTTAGTGAAGTAGCCGTCAATGATGCAGCTAATTCATTTGTTGATAAAGTTCCGTCAACAGTTAATCCACCCTCAACGGTCAAATTACCACTAGAATTTGTTGTATTATTAGATATAACAACATCGGCATTTAATGTAAGGTCTTTATTAGTCCCGCTCTGATCACCATAAATGAGTGAATTTGACCCATTTCTCCCATTAGCATCAATGTATAATTGATTACTTGAGGTATTTGTAGTTGTTGGTCCTGCATCCTTTCCAATACATATATTTTTATCACCGGTGGTAATAAAGTAACCTGCTCCCAAACCAAGGAATGTATTTTCGTCACCTGTAGTGAGGAGGCGACCAGAATTCACACCAATAGCAGTATTATAACGACCACTAGTCGCGTCTCTTCCAGACCATGAACCAA